TGAGAGAGTTGAACGAAAAGAAATAGAGCATTTACTTCTCACGTATCATTATCTAAAAGATTATTCAAAATCTTTCCGATCAGGATACAATTATGCACTCTTCAAGGGTGATCCTAATTGTATTCTTCGTCCAGTAGGAAGTTGCGTAGGTGCGATTGTATTCACTGGACTACCTGTACCTGAAATTGCAAAGGGAGCATTTGGTCTTGAGAGGAATCAACAACAAGGACTTTTTGAACTCTCAAGATTGTGTCTTCATCCAGATGTTCAAGAAAAAGAACATAACATTACATCATGGTTTGTTTCAAGAGCAATTAAACAGTTTCGCAAAGATGTTAAGATAAAAGCAATTCTATCATATGCTGATAATGATTTTCATCGCGGTGTGATTTATCGTGCGTGTAATTTTAAGTATTATGGTCTTACAGATAAAAAGAAAGATTTTTACTACCTAGACGGAACTAAACACTCCCGTGGAAAAACAAAAGATTCTGTTGGCGAATGGAGGGAACGTAGCAGAAAACACAGATTTTTGATGGTATTTGATAAAAAGTTGAAAGTGCTCTGGGAGGAGCAGAAGTGGGTCAATCCTGAAACTGTCCACCCTGCCCCCACAGACCCATAGGACACTCTATACTTGATTCATGAGGCACACAGGTTGCCTCAAGACAACACAAACCCCTTTCAAGTAACTTCAAAGCATCATGGCAACTCGCGCACGAATTGGACTTGAACTCTCTGATGGTAGTATTCTTTCTGCCTATCATCATTGGGATGGTTATCCCGAATGGTTGGGTCGTATTCTCACCACCCACTACAACGCACGTTCTCTTGCTGAAGAACTGATTGATGGTGGTGATATGTCTTCCTGCTGGACTGAAGATCGCTGGAATAGTGAGACCAAAGCACAAGAATATGGTCCTCAATACTACTCTCAGCGTGGTGAAGATTGCCCTCCTCGCCACGATAAAGATCTAAATGAGTATCTGTGCAACGGTGAAGAGTATGCCTATCTCTTTACCAATGGTGAGTGGGTATGCTATGATCTTCACGGTGAAGTTCACCCTGATATTGTAAAAGAAATTGAAATCCCCTCTGGTGCTCTTGCTGTTTAATTCTTAGGTAAATTATTATGAAACAACAAAACGGATTTATTGACCCCGCTGCAGTTGTTGTAGTTGGTGGTGTGGTTGCACTTGGTGCTCTTATCTTTATTGCTGGACCCCAATACAATGTGTGGCAGCAATCTCTTGCTGGTAAAGCAGAACTTCAAAAAGCAGAATACACTCGTCAGGTAGCAGTGCTTGAGGCACAAGCAAAGAAAGATTCGGCACAACAACTTGCTGATGCTGAAATCATTCGTGCTACTGGTGTTGCTAAGGCAAACCAAATCATTGGTGATAGTCTGAAAGATAATCGTGAATATCTGCAATATCTTTATATCACTGGACTGGAAGAAGGATCTAATAAAGGTAATGTGACCATCTATGTTCCTACAGAAGGTGGTATGCCCGTTCCTACTCTTCAAATGAACAAATGAACCGTAAGTACATTGTTGCTGGATTGGTTGGTTTCGCAGTCATTCTTGGTTGGAATGTCTTTCTAATCCAGCGTGATGATAGAATGTATGATGCTTACTATCGTTCTAAAGCGATAGATAATCTTCAGAAATCTCCATCCACAGAGATTAGATGAGTTTAGCACTTGCCTTTGCAATCTACACTTCTCTGGTTGCATTTGTATCGTCCATTATGATATATTATCTCAAGGTAATGTATCCACGCGAAGAAGCACAACTTAAGGAGAAATCCAAATGATTCCCAAAAGCATCCAAGACCTTATCAAAAAAGCAGAAATGGACAAAGTTGCAGAAGAGTTTTGGCGAGAAGTTGAAGCAGAAGCAGCAAAACTTGAGGTTACAGTTGATTATTACCTTGCGGAGTTTTACTGATGACGTTTCTACTTGGAATGGGACTTGGTTCTCTTCTTACTATCGGTTTTGCATTTTTGATCGCTCCTGATGATCTTGACGAAGACAACTAAAGCAACTACAATTAAGGAGTAATTCACAAACAACAATGGCACAAAAGTTTCTCTACATCGTTGACCACTACATCCCCTTTCCTTCATCTGAGTATGGTGGACTTTGGAATGTAATTGCTGAGGATGACAATGAATGTTTTGATTTGATTTCTGCAGAAGATGGTGACAACTTCTATGAGCAACATTACACCACTCTTCGTGAAAATGTGTTAAATGCAAGAACTTATGCTCTTGCAGAGGATGTAGAATCTACTGTAGTTGAATCTTTTACCACCTGATGACTCACCACGTTGCTCACACCAATAAAATGGTGTTTGATTTGAAGAAACAGTATCAAGAACGTATTGAACAACTGCAAAGTAAAATTGCAGAACAAGAACACGAAATCTCACAACTGCAGAAGCAAATTGAGTACATGTCAAAAGACAAGTTCTATGATTGCTGAGTTTCCACACAAAGCACCAGAGGGTTATTCTTATGAGTTTGAAGAGTTCAAGCGTGGAGTTATTGCTGTATGGTTGCATTGCCATCGCAAGTTTGATTACAATAATGGTGCTCCAACAAAAACCATCTGGGGGTTTTACAAATCCAAGACCAGAGAATACTTCGCCCCCATCAATAGTAAGACAATCGGTGCTTGTGTAAATATCACGGAAACGCGGAACTATTCTGCAATGCCAATCAAGCAATCTCCACTAGATGCGTTCTTTGTATGAAATACGAACCACAGGTTAATGATTATGTGAAATGGAAACATGTTGAGGGTTGGATTTACTTTAAGGACAAAGAATACATTACCATTGAGTATTCTGTACGTCCTAAAGATGAGGAAAACTATCAATGCTGCCCCATTCATGCAAATGAACGAGTGCTTGTGGTTTGTTACAAGGAAGATTGGAAACACCTGGAATTTATAAAGTCAAGAGAATCAGTCTATGAAGAAGAAAAAAACTGTTTGGAGGTTGCTTGCTAAAGCATTAGGGGAAAAGGCAAGTAAATGTGATAATGAGGCGGATAAGGTAGCACTTATCCGCCTTGTGATGTTTCTATCCATTTTTATTACTAACTGCTTTATTGTGGCAAATGCAATCAGGCATTGGAATGATGTGCCAACAATAAATAATCAAAAACAATAAGTAAAATGCTGACATTTAGAGAGTTCTACGAAATCTGTGAGGGCAAAAGACCTAACACTCCACCACATGCAGTTCCTGGAACTTACAAAGAAGTTGATGGAGTAAGAACTTATACTCTTCAAAAATATGAAGGTGCACCAGGCAAACCAAAGAAAAAAGAAGTAGAAAAACTTATAGTTAGTCGTAGTGGTGGTGGTGCAGTTAAAAGAGAACTTAAGCGTAGAGAAAAAGCAGCAAAGAAAATTAAGGAAGATATTGAACAAAGAAGAATCGCAGCAAGACAGCAAACAATAGATCGTGAAACATCTGCACAACAGAAAGCACAATCTTATCATGCTGGAAAGGCAGAAGCAGAGAAAAGGCAGAGGTTAAAGCAAGAAATTAAGAGAGAGTTGCAGACAGAGCAAACTCCAACAATGGAACCCAATTTGTATAATCAACTGGTTGCAAGGCGTCAAGCATCACAAAAGACTGCACAAATCAAACACGTTCATCAAGAGATTGGTGCGGAAGCGAGAGCACAACAGGCACAAAAGAGAGCAGAAATGAAAGCAATTATGTCTCGCTAGTGGACAGTTGGAGAACTGGCACACCAAACTCCACAAGCACCCCAATCTAGTCTAAATTACATTTGTTCAGTCAAGGAACACCCCATGAACGACTTTGATGATTTCCAAATTGAAGAATCTACTGGTTTTGATTTCGCTGAAGCATCATACGATGGACTCTTTGATGAAATCGAAGATGAAGACAAATCTTTTAATTCTTTTCTGAACTCCAACTACGATTATTGATCATGACTGATACTGTGAATGTTCTGCCTCATCTTCAAGAACTTCAGCAAACCTGGAGGAATCAAGATTTTACCTTCACCAAACAGCAACAAGAACAGTATGACATGCTGATTGCTGCTCGTCGTGAGCGTGTAAAGTATTTCTATGACAACGACATGGTGTGCAAAATCAGCAAATCTGCTCAAGATAAACTGAAAGAAGACAATTAAGGAACTGTCCACCCCAGTTCTCAAAAGGAACTGGGGATGCTTTAGAATGTATTCGTTCACAAGTCTCTGATGACTCAAAACAAACACATTGAACATCCTGAAGACACCATTTTTACTGGTGATCTCTCTGTTCTTGATTGGTTCACTGCTGATTCTCATGTCAGTGTCAAGATTGACGGTGCTCCTGCTATTGTGTGGGGACGCAATCCTGCCAATGGTAAGTTCTTTGTTGGCACTAAATCTGTCTTCAACAAAGTAAAGATCAAAATCAATCATTCTCATGAAGAAATTGATCAAAACCATGAAGGTAAAGTTGCGACTATTCTTCATGCTTGCTTTGATAGTCTACCTCGCACAAATCGTATCTATCAAGGTGATTTTATTGGTTTTGCTGGGAGTGATACTTATTGCCCCAACACGATCACTTACAAGTTCCCTGAGGTGATTGAGCAAAGTGTAATCATTGCTCCTCATACTGAGTATGAGTGTGAAGATGATCTTCGCAATGCTGTTGCTTATCCTATCAGCAAACAGTTTGTTGATACTTTGGATGTGAAATGGGTGCAACCAGAAGCATCTATTTGTCCTCATCGTGATGACAT